CTCTTGCATTTCATAATCTTCGTAATCCAAGAATCTTTTTTGATTTAGCCAAGTGGTGCAAAAGGGAATAAACTTCTTATCTTTCTTTTGAAACTCTATATCATTATTGTAACTCTCTACATAGGCAATCATCTGCTCATGGCTAAACTTCTTTAATATAGATTTATAAGATTCTTCTGCTTTAGCCTTATTGTCCTTTCTTGGATATAAAGACCAAAAGCTTTTAAAATCAGAATTATAGGCTTTAGTATTATCTTTAGTTTTATCTTTTGTGTCTTCTTTAGTATTGGGGGGGGTGGAGACCAGTAGGCTAGGGGTTTCAGGACTAGGGGGGGTGGGGGTCTCTAGACCATGAGGGGGGGTGTCTGTAGACCTAAGGGTCAGGAAGTACCTATTAGATGTATTACCTCCGTCATCTTTAAACCTTCTTTGTATTTTTAAAAGACCTAGACTCTCAAACTCTTTTACAATCTTAGCAATATGCTTTGGGTCTTTTAGACCTGCTAACTTTGCGATATGAGTATAACTAGGATAGCAACTATTCTGATCATCACAGTAGTTAGCTAGTAAGATTAAGATTAATCTCTTAGTTGGTGTTTGACCTTCAAATTGAATCTTCAGTGCTTTGTTTAGACATTCTATAGACATAGTTCTTTCCCTCGTTGTTTTATATTTGGTTTACCAAGATAATCATAATTAATATTTAAGTCAATACAAATTGGATTAAGAGTTAATTTATTACTCCTTCCATTGATAATCTTCGTGTTCATGTAGCTTTTGCTCAATCGCTTCAAGTAGACACTCTTCCACTTCTTTCCATGTATAAAGTTCACCACTGTATTCTTTTTCATTTATGTTTACGAACTTGTTTCTGTAAAACTCGTATTCATTAATATGATAGAACTCACCCCACTTATCTAAAAGTTTTTTCACCCTTTGTTTGGGTGAGGTTCTTTTCTTAATATATCTTTTAGGCTCAGGTATTGGAGTAGTACATACAGCTTTAAATGGCTTTAGTCTTTTACTCAATCTTTTATTACAAATGGTTCTTTCAAAATCATAAAATTCAACATTAGCTTTATTCATACTTGCAACCAAATCTTTTATAGATGGTTGATCAGGGTGCAAGTAATGTAAAAGCATACAGAACTCTGCAACAAATTTACGACCATGTAAATCAGCACTAAGATGGTGAGCATATTCGTGTAGCAAGACTCCGTAAGATCTACCCCATTCATTCCTTATGACAATCTCATAGCGATTAGCAAAACATTTTCCATGACCATTTTTAAATCTAAGGGTTATTTTACGTTTAAATATTTTGTTTAATCTTTTAATTACTGCATGACATTGATCTTGAGTCAGATAACTTTTCTTAACCATCCATGACTGAGAATCTTCCCAGTCATAGACTTTTTGTCTTTGTTTATCCCTCATGCTACCTCCAATACTTTGAAGGTTTTGCATGATTGGATTCTATCCCAAGTAGTTCTTTTGATTTTTGTCCAATGGTTCTCTCTAAAAGTGCTAAGTACAGCAGGTCTAATCTTTACCCACTTCCAACCTATCTGACCAACTTGGAAATGATGATAACCATGAGATAGTCTATTAGCTCTCTGAGGGTCATTGTAAAATCTTACTATGTCCCTCTTCTTTTTTGCTTCCTTATGTAAGGAAGGCATTTTGTATCTTTTTTTCATTTAATTCTCCTTTTTCATTTTATTAAAAATACTTCGTCCCAAACCCATTATAACATATCTTAAACCAAATTGGAATAGTTAATTTATTTGATGGTTTTACGTTTTGGATTATTCTGTGGTAATATCCATCTTAAATGGAGATTCTATGAAAGTTACAGATGTAAATATAAATCTTATAAAACCTTATAACGATAACCCTAGAGTTAATGAAGATGCAATTGAAGTAGTTCAAAAGTCTTTACAGGAGTTTGGTTTTCAACAGCCTTTAGTCTTAGATAAGAACTATGAAATTATTGTGGGACATACTAGGTTTAATGCTTCTAAAAGATTGGGTCTAAAAGAAGTACCTTGTGTAATAGCAGAGAATCTATCTGAAGAAAGAATTAAAGCTTATAGAATCATGGATAACAAATCTGCTGAGTTTGCTTCTTGGAACTATGGACTACTTACAAAAGAAATGACTGATTTATTACAAGCAGATTATGACTTAGATTTTACAGGTTTTACGGATGAGGAATTGGCTGATCTAGGTTTAGATTTTGATTTAGATGAATTTGCTGAAGAAGGATTAACTGATGAAGATGAAGCTCCTGCCTTAGAAAACGAACCTATTACTAAATTAGGTGATGTTTGGATTTTAGGTAATCACAGAATTATGTGTGGTGATAGTGCTAGTATAGATAATATAGATAAGCTTATGGATAATAATAAAGCAGATTTAGTATTTACAGACCCACCGTATAACATAGACTATCAAGACCTTCAGGGTAAGCATGAAAAAATCAAAAATGACAAAATGTCTGATGAGGACTTTGTAGACTTTCTTACTCAGACTATACATGGGTGTGAACAGATGTATGTGTGCTGTTCTTGGCAATATGTACATTTATTCAAAGAAGCTATGATAAAAATAGGTAGAAGCCCTAAGGCTATGATAGTTTGGGATAAAGTTAATCCTGCACAGCATCTAGATAAATATTATAAACAACATGAGCTAATACTATATTATGGAGACTTTGGTGGTCATAAAACCCTTAGAGGAGACGTTTGGAAGATTAAAAGACAAAGGAACGAGTTACATCCCACGATGAAGCCTGTAGAGTTAATTGATATAGCATTAAAAGATCAAGAGGGTAAAACTAAAGTAGCAGATTACTTTTTAGGTTCAGGAAGTACCCTAATAGCCTGTGAGAAGAACAGAAGGGTTTGTTATGGAATGGAACTAGACCCTAAATATTGTGATGTGACTATAAAAAGATGGCAGAACTATACGGGTAGTCAAGCTATATTAGAATCATCTAACGAAACTTTTGACGAACTAATAGAATTACATAAAGATACAAAAAATGGCGAATAAAAAACCTAAATATAAAAAAATAACATCTGATATTAAAGAAAGGCTTAGAATATCTTATGTGCAGGGAGACCTAGACCCACAAGGCTTTAGAAGATGCTCTACTATAGAAGAATTAGCCTTAGATAATAATTTATCTAAAAATACGCTGTATAAACTAGCACAAAGAGAAAATTGGAAGTTTGCACAAGAAAAATTTCAAAGAGACTACGAAGAAAAATTAGATGCACAAAGAATTAAAGAATTTTCTGTAGAAGCTAAAAAGCTTGACTCAGCATGTTTAAATATAGCTAAAGCACTACTTTCTAGGGTGGGCGTAGTAATAAGAAACACACAAAACGCTTCTATTCAAGAATTTACACCACAACAATTAGACTCAATGGCAAGTTCTGCTTTAAAAACGCAGAAATTTGCAAAATTAGCTTTAGGAGAATCTACGGATAACATTAATATAAATGGAAACATACAAGAAAATGACACCTTCGCAAGAGCTATGGAACTGCTTGACACAATTGAAGACAGCAGAAGCAAAGGCAGTAGCACTACGCACTGAATGGCTAGACACAGCAAGGGATAAACAACTTCAACCTAAAATAGAACATTATATTTGGTTAATACTAGCAGGACGTGGTTGGGGTAAAACAAGAACAGGCGCTCAGGACATAGCATTATATGCTTTAAGAAACCCTAATAGTAATTGTGCTGTAGTTGCTCCTACACATGGTGATTTAAGGCGTGTCTGCTTTGGCGGTCCTAGTGGGCTTATTTCAATAATACCTAGAGAGTGTTTTCTTAAATCTAATGATCAAAAAGGTTACTCATCTAGTGTATCTGAGATTAGATTATTTAACGGTTCTAAGATTACAGGTTATGCGGCTCAAGAGCCTGAAAGACTTCGCGGACCGCAATTTCATAGAGCATGGTGTGACGAGGTAGCGGCTTGGCGTTATCCTGAGACGTTTGATCAGCTTATGTTTGGTCTTAGATTAGGAAAAAAACCACAATGCGTTATTACTACTACACCTAAACCAACTAAGCTTATTAAGGATTTAGTAGAAAGAAAAGATGTATTAGTAACATCAGGAAGCACTTTTGAGAACGAAGCAAACTTAGCAGATAGTGCTTTATCTATGCTTAAAGATAAATATGAAGGTACTAATCTAGGTAGGCAGGAACTATACGCTGAGATAATAGAAGACTTTGAGGGTGCTTTGTGGAAACCTGAGTTGATAGACAAAGCTAGAATAGATGATGACAGAGATTTATCGCAGATTATAGTTGCAATTGACCCTGCTGTAACAGCTAATGCAAATAGCGATGAAACAGGTATAGTAGTAGTAGGTAAAGACTATAATAATCATTATTATGTCTTAGAGGACTTATCAGGAAGACATCCACCTGAGAAATGGGGTAGAATAGCTGTAAACGCTTTCTACGAATGGGAAGCAGATAGGATAGTAGCTGAAGTTAATAATGGTGGAGACTTGGTAGAAAGGCTTATACGAAACATAGATAGTCAAATATCTTATAGAAGTGTAAGGGCAACAAGAGGTAAAATACTTAGAGCAGAACCAATCTCAGCTTTATATGAACAAGAGAGAGTTCACCATGTAGGTGCATTCTCGGAGTTAGAATCGCAAATGTGCAGTTATACAGGAGATACAAATAGTTCGCCTGATAGATTAGATGCTTTAGTATGGGGATTAACCGAACTTAGCAAGTCTAAAGGACAAGTAAACTGGAGAATAAGCTAATGGCACAACAAACATTTTTACAACGACTTTTTAACGTACAACAACAAGAAGTCAAACAATCAAACATGATGGGTTATTTTGGGGTTGGTACAGATCAGCCTAAGAATTACAAATATGCAGATTTAGCCAAAGAGGGATATCTTAAAAACGCAATCGTTTATCGTTGTGTTAATGAAATATCCAAAGGTGCAAGTGCAGTACCCTTTGTAGTTAAAGCAGGAGATCAGATAATTGAACAACATCCACTCATTGACCTTCTTAATAGACCCAATCCTTTACAATCCTATTCAGAGTTCTTTAATAGCCTGTTTGGTTATGTGTTGCTTAGTGGCAATGCATATATACTCAAAGTAGGTGGAGAGACAGGTACGCCTAAAGAGCTACATCAATTAAGACCTGATCGTATTAATATAAAAGGAAGTGGCAACGCTATACCTGATAAATACGAATATTTAATAAATGGTAGGGTTCAAAATACCTATGATGTAGATCAAGACAATGGCTTTAGTGAAATTAAGCACGTTAAGCTGTGGAATCCATTAGATGATTATTATGGTTTATCTCCTATGAGTGCCGCGGCTATAGAGATAGATCAGTTCAATATGGCTAGTAAACATAATGTAAATCTACTTAATAATGGTGCTAGACCTAGTGGAGCTGTTATCTTTAAGCCTAAGGATGATGCAGGTTTTGCTGTAAACCTAACAGAATCACAAAGACAACAATTACTCACAGACCTTAACAATAGATTTAGTGGAACTGCTAATGCAGGTAGACCTATGCTTTTAGAAGGAGACTTTGACTGGAAGGAGATGGGTCTAAGCCCTAAAGATATGGATTTCCATGCATTAAAGAACATGGCAACTACAGATATAGCCTTATGTTTTGGCGTTCCTAGTCAATTAGTAGGTGTTCCTGATGCTCAGACATATTCTAATGTAGCAGAAGCAAGACTCGCTCTATACGAAGAAACTATAATTCCACATTTAAGAAAGATAGCATCTGATCTCAATGAATGGCTAGTACCGTTATTTGATGACAGGCTTACCTTAGAATTTGATATAGATTCTATACCTGCTCTAGCAGAAAGAAAAAAGAAGACTTATGAGAATGTGACCAGTGCTGTTCGTGAAGGTATTATGACTCGTAATGAAGCAAGAAAGATAATAGGTCTTGACCCTGTAGATGGTGCTGATGATCTTTATATATCAGCTAATCTATTCCCACTTTCAGATAGTGATGTTCCTAAACCTGAAAATCCTGTAAACGAAGAAGACTTAGAAGACTATGATGATGATGACGAGGTTGATA